CATTGATCCGGACTATACAGGTGAAGTCAAAGTCATTCTATTCAATCATGGAGAAAAAGATTTTGAGGTTAAAAAGGGTGATCGCGTCGCTCAACTCGTATTAGAAAGATGTGAGACACCACCGATTGAAGAGATTAGTATCGTTGAGGACACTGATAGAGGTTCGGGTGGATTTGGATCAACGGGTCAATGAAAGGAGTATCATGAAAAGTAAACATATACCTATCCCAGCAAAGTAAAATACTACAGGAGTACTTTCCACTTCTTGCTCATCATCTTCGGGAACAAATTCTTCCATGGGTTCTTCTGGTGGCACCGATTCGTATAACGATGTGTCTTCAGAAAAACATTCATCATCCTCATCTGCCATATATCTCTCCGTTTCTTCCTCTGTACAATTCGATGGATCTACACAATATGCACATGATTGATCGGGTTGACATTTACAACACTGATCTAACGATTTGACAGGTTTTGTTATACTTTCACTTGGTGCCATAAATCCAGATTTACACACATCCGGGCTAACTGGTCTACACCCCATGGGTTCGATTGTTACATTATTTTCGAGCTTCGTATGACCGATAATACAACTCATTACATTATATCTATATTTTTATCATTACAGTACCAAAAATCTTCAAGTTGTGGCATGAAAAGAATTCCTTTATTCATTGTCATAAATAATTTAGCCTTGTTTACATCTGGATAAGTACATAGTAACCATCTTTCCCAATAATCGGGTCTAAAGAAATCTTCCCAGTCTTCTTCATCACTCTCGTTAATCGAGAGCATACCACGATGAATACCAATGGGATTTGTTTCGATCCGTAACTTCTTCGGAATGATAGCACCCTTCCTAAGAAGATGTGCACGCATGAGACGTGGATTACCATGATCAGTATAATGCTGTACATTTTTACCACCAAAGTCAATAACCCTTTTATTCGGAAGAATTACGCGATATTTATGGGCCACTGATGGACTGGGTGTGAAGACAACATGCATTTATAGATATAAGGATTATATTTTTAAATAGTATATGTTAGAATATATAGCATCGGGCAATGTGCTTATACGGGTAGGTCAGAATGCAAAGGAGAATGACATGCTCACAGAAACGAGTGACCCCAATCATTGGTGGATGCACGCGAGTGGGTACCCGGGTGCACACATTGTTATATGTTACGAAGGTGAAGAACTCCCGAGGGATATCAAGCGAGATGCGACTGTGCTAACTATACATCATAGTAAGACACCAGATACGAAGATGTCCATCGTAGATCTGACACGAGTAAATAACGTAACACTCATGAAGCAACGTGGTCTTGTGATGCTAAATGGTAAAGTTGATCAAGTCACAATATTTATGCGGAGGGAAGCTGAACGTTTGGGAAGTCTTCTAAAAACGAAACGGGTATTAAAGTAAATTGGTGTAAAGCCCGGCGATGTAATAAACATCTTCGAATCCGAGATTCTGTAATTTCTCTGCTGCATATCTGGCCCGTTGCCCAGTGTTGCAGTAGACGAGTAGACCCTGTCTAGGGAGTTCCGTCGTAGTCTTTTCATTGATCTTATCAACTGGAATATGGAGTGCCCTTGGATAATGTCCTGCACGATACTCTGTAGCAGTTCGAACATCTATCACCTTTTTAATTTTACCCTCTTTGATGAGACGTTTCGCCTCATGTGAAGATATAAGGTTTTCTCCAAAATATGCGTATAGACCCGCAACAGCGAGGACGCCGCCTATAATGAAAGGTACCATTTGTTATTTACATAGATAATATTTTTCGGGGTCGTGAGGAAGATATTACTTTTTTGTTTTGGACTTGGGGACTCTCACGCGTTCGTGATTCAGATCGGGGCAACACTGAGCATTTCCATCATACGTCTTGTTACACGCTCGACAATGGACCATTATCCTGTTACTGTTGTTGTTGTTGCTATTACTGTTGTTAAGATCGATGAACTTGCTCTTGGGACGGATATATTTGGGAACAGTTTTGACATTTTTATTGTTGATGTTCATTCTGGTACCAGTAACCGAAACTGGCTTTACAAAAGCCGCAACTGGATGATAATTTCTGAGACCGTTAGAATTCTCTGTGAAAAGAGCACCTCTACCCGTCATTTTGATACGACGACCCTTGGTATCGAGGTATAATGTAGGTCCTGCGGACATTTTATTGAATGCATTTCTAGCCGATTTAGCCGACATAGGTGTTTATATAGAGTAACATTTAATTACCGAAAGCCACACCAGCCATACCATTCTTGATACGAAGAATGTTATAGTTGACGGCGTACATACGTTGATACATGTTACCACCTCTAACACCACGGAGACTTACCTTGGCGGTATCGATACGAGAAAAGTTCAAGGAGCCAGAGGGCTGCGACTTACCAAGGTTGAGACAGAAAGGCCATGTGTACACTGGGGCAGTTTGTAAAAGACCATCAGGGAGGTGTTGGCAGTGCATCTTGGGGACCACATTGTGGTGATAGTCACTCGACATATCTTCAGACAAAGGTGTACCGTTGATGTAAAGAGTCGCATCGTCAAATCCATATGCAGTATCCCATGTGGCACCAACATTGGAAGAGACAAGATGGAGTGCACTCGTGGGGTGGTTGAAATACGTGAGATCAATGTCAGTATCCGTGGATCCAACCATCTGATGTTGTGTTTGTGTTATGAGGATTTCGTGATCATTTTCTGTGAAGAACTTACGCTCTTCCGTGTCAAGGTACACATACGTCGCATAAACCTTGGGGGTTGAGTCAAACGTTCCACCACGGCACTTGATGCGAATCTCAACATCGTGGTACTGCATTCCCACAAGGGGTAGAGATTTGGTCCAGTCCTGACTGAAGAAGAACGGGATCACAAAGTGATCGGCGGTACCCGCGGCGTTCATCGCGTTTTCTTTAATTTCCGCAGTGGAGACAGCGGTCGAAGCACGAGCCTGTGTTTCGTTGTAAAGTACATTGTGTACACCCTGGACGTACAGAGAATCCATGCTACAGACCTGTTGTCCACCGATATACAGGAGAAATTCGGTAGGACTAGAGTCCTTGTTGAAGAGACCAGTAGTAGCCGCACCCGTGGCGGCGATACCAGGGGCTTCGATCCACACATAACTCAGGAGATCACCTTTAGACTTGATGGGAATGGTAACCTCCGCACCAGAAGTGAATGAACCGATGTAATCAATACGTTCGGGTTTGATGGAAAAGTTTGTGTGACGCTTGTAATTCTGACGAAAAAAACTGACTTCGGGTTGACCAGTAATGTAGACATCCTGGGCACCCTTGGACACGAGGTCAATCAAGGCAGCTGACATTTACTAGTAAACGATATTAAAATTTTGGCTCAAAGTATACATAAGGAGGATGGTTATTTTTCAGGCACTCACATGGGAAGCACGAGATGAAGGTGATGATCACTTAATTAGTATATTCGGTAAGATGGAGGATGGTAAATCTGTATGCCTAACGACTTCATTCGAGCCATACTTTTACATTAAGCTCCCTGACATCAAATACGCCAAGGAGATTTATGCTCACATCAAGGGGAGTTGTATAGGGTACACAGTTGTTGAATCCAAGGATATCTGGGGTTTTCAAAATAATCAAAAATTTCTATTCATGCGGGTCACTTTCTCTAACCTAAAAAAGAGACGATCTACTGACTACTTTTTACAAAAACCACTTAACCTTTCGGGTGGGCGATTTCCTCTGAAGGTTTATGAATCTAATCTTGATCCTATCCTTCGTATGATGCATCGAACAGGTATTCAATCTACTGGATGGTTAGATACTGGAAATGAATGTGTCCGTTCCAATCTTGCACATGTAAATATTGATTTGTTCTGTAATAATTGGGAAACCTTAACTCCTGTAAATCGAGATGACGTGGCACCATTTGTTGTGGCATCATTTGATATTGAGTCGAATAGTTCTACGGGTAAGTTCCCTAATGCAGATATAGACGGTGATGCATGTTTCCAGATAGCAATCTCCCTATGTAGACCCGGATCTGATGAACCCTACGACAAGACCTGTTTATGTTACAAAAAGACCGACTCAAACCTCGAAGGGTCATCAATCATCAGTTTCGATACGGAAAGAGAAATGCTTGAGGCGTTCAGGACCTACATCATCAAGCAAGATATCGATATCATGACAGGTTGGAATATATTTGGTTTCGATCTTGAGTATATTTATAAGCGAGCTGTGAAGAATAAGTGTAGTCGATCATTCTACAATCTTGGGAAGTTGAAGAATATTGAATCCGAAATGGTGTATAAGCGTCTATCGTCAAGTGCCCTGGGTGACAATATGTTGAAATTATTACCGATGACTGGGCGTTTCATCTTCGATCTTTTCCATGAAGTGAAGAAGGGCTACAAACTCGACAGTTATAAGTTGGATAATGTATCCAAACTCTATCTTGGTGACCAAAAGATTGATATGACACCAAAAGAGATGTTTGCTCGTTTCGCTGAAGGTGATCCAGTCAAACTTAGAGATGTTGCCGAGTACTGTATCAAGGATACCTTACTTCCACATAGACTTATTAAACGTCTCTGTACACTTCTAAACCTATTGGAGATGGCGAAAGCGACATGGGTCCCAATTTCATTCCTCGTGGAACGTGGTCAGCAGATTAAGGTCTTTAGTCAATTGACAAAGAAAGCCCGAGAACTTGGCTTCATGGTTCCAACGATCCGGTATGGTGCCATTCCAGCAGAACCCTACGAAGGTGCGACAGTGTTAGAAGCACAAGCTGGTGCCTATTATACACCAATCACAGCCCTCGATTTTGAAGGCCTGTATCCATCGATCATGATGGCACACAATCTTTGTTATTCAACCTTTGTCATGGATGATAGACGTTACGGGAACATCCCTGGTGTGAACTATGAGACATTCGAGTTGAATGGTGGTACCTATAAGTTTGCACAAGATGTACCGAGTCTTCTTCCGAGTATTCTTCAGGAACTAAAACAATTTAGGAAACAAGCAAAGAAGGATATGGCCGCAGCTACTGGTTTCATGAAGGAGGTTTATAACGGTAAGCAACTTGCCTACAAGATTAGTATGAACTCGATTTATGGTTTCACTGGAGCTGGCAAGGGTATTCTTCCCTGTGTACCCATCGCCTCGACGACAACATTTAAGGGGAGAAGTATGATTGAAGAGACGAAGGAATATGTGGAGCGGAACTTTCCTGGTGCGAAGGTAAGGTACGGGGACACTGATTCAGTCATGGTGGAGTTTGATGTGGGAGGGAGAACGGGTATGGAAGCGATCGAATATAGCTGGGAACTTGGTGAGAAGGCAGCGGATGAATGTACCGCCCTATTCAAAAAACCAAACAATCTCGAACTCGAGAAAGTGTACTGTCCCTATTTCCTCTATAGTAAGAAGCGATACGCCGCTAAATTATGGACCAAGGATAAACAGGGTGATATGAATATGGACTACATAGACATCAAGGGACTTCAGGTTGTTCGACGTGACAATACCATGTTCGTTCGTGAAGTATGTAAGGAACTCCTCGATGTTGTCCTTGGTAGTAGTGACCCCGAACCACCGAAACAATTGGCTCTTGAGCGAGCTATTAATCTTTTAGAGGGGAATGTTCCGATAGACAAACTCATACTCTCGCAGCAACTTGGTGATTCCTACAAAAACCCAAACCTACCACATGTTCGTGTCAGGGATAAGATGCGTGAAAGAAAGCCTGGATCCGAACCACAATCTGGTGATCGTGTGCCTTACATTCTCGTCAAAACGGATAACCCAAAGGCGAAAGCTTATGAAAAAGCTGAAGACCCAGTATTCATGAAAGAGCATGACATTCCTATAGACTATCACCACTACTTCACTAATAAATTCTTGAATCCAATTTGTGATCTACTCGAACCATTAGTTAAGAACCCAAAGACTGAGATATTTGGTGATTTAATTGCTCAACATAAACCACCACCAAAAATAAGAGAACCAGCTTTGAGTGGTATGAAAAAAGAACAACTCATTGAAGAGTGTGAAAAATATAATCTCGATACACTTGGAAAAGTTGCGGAACTTCGCGATCGTATCAAAACTGCACGTTCCACGAATTTGACATATGATAATGTATTTAAGAATTTCGAGTGTTGATGTATTAAGATGGATAAGCTCATTGCATTATTTGAAGTTGAAATAACTAAACGAGTAGCTATTGAATCCAAAATCATTAAAGATGAATATATATCTCTATTGAAAAAAGCAAAAGAAGAATTTAGGGAAGAAGTTATAAATCATAAAAGTGACAATAAAGATGCGACAAAAAAGATTATTGATGAACTGAAAGAAGAACATCAGAAACAAAAATCGATACATCAGAATGAACTTCGAATAATAAAAGAGGAACAGAAACAGTCAATGAAAAATAAGAAGGATGAAATAGTAGAAGAACGCAAACAATACATCGACAAGGCTCGATCGATACATAGTTCATACAGTGATTACTTGCAAGTCATAGCAAGTAATTACGCCATTCCCTATAAATTTCTATTACGTGACGCTCCATTGGAAAATGATAACGTTTGTAGGGGTCTTAAAAAGAATATGTCTCGCTGTAACCTCGGAGCAAAGTATGATGGATATTGTAAGCATCACCACTCACAACTGGTGCGTAGACACACCATTGAATTGATTGATGACACGTCAACAATTCCAACAGTTGAATTAGAAAGTAAAGGGCTTATAGATTTCAATTCTGTATTATAGAAGACATGAGTAAAACAGACATTCTACTAACTTCCGTAAACGACTTCTATTCCGACGACAAGAATAAATCCACATTGCTAAGCATCCTAGATAAATCTGGGGGCATCTCTCTCAGAAATATCGAATGGTTCATCACCAATTATGCTAAGAAGCATCATACTTCCTACACGACCAATAACGGTCGTCTCTTCACTGTACACTGTGCTTATAAATCGAGTCTCGATGGGTACAGTAAAAAATTATTCGATCCATTTGCTCGTTCTTCAAAGTTTACCTACATAATCCCGGGAACATCTCATGAAATTCAAACGACTATTGCTCAGTTAAATTTCATCAAATGGTGTATTAAGAATCGGATCATCGAGTACATCTCTGAAAATAAACATACACTGTTTAGTAAACGAGTGACATGAAACCATTTTCGAATGTAAATGTTTGATATCCGGTATAATAAATATATAAAGTGTATACATCCTCAAGACCTGGTTGTAATTGTATTTCTAAACTTGTTTTATCTGATTTGATTTCACTAAAGTCTAAACTACCCGATGGATTGACATTAATTGGATGAATAGCGAATGAATATGTATAAATATTTCTCACTGGTTTAGATAAACGTTTTTGATATGGTATCATGTATTTGTAGTACGAATCTGTAGTACTTGAAATATTTGGTAAATCAACACCCTGAATAAAGAATTTCGCACTCTTCATCACTGGATTAAAAAAGGTGAATGTCTCATCGAAATCGGGTGTCGTTGAAAAGTTGAATCTATTCTGAATATAGTAATAGTCTGTAAAGTTTGCATCAGGTACCCTAAATTCCGTTGTATCAAGTTCGATACTATAAGACTGTGTGAACGTTTCTTGTCTGAGACTTACAAAATTTGATATTTTTTGGGAATTTAGGAGGACAGGTGATCTGTTATCATTTTTTACAATGACAAAACCTGGTATATTTGTGTATCGTTTTCCAGTAACAGTCCTTGAAGATGGCTCTGTGTAAAATTCAAAAGTGAATTTCTCAATGAATGAATTTGCGGGTACGGTAACGGTTATGATTGGATTATCTGACCCAGGGTCACCTGTCCATGGCACGATATTGTACTCGGTCGAAAATAATACACCAACCTTTTCAGTATTACTCACATCGTTACCAAATGGGGTGGGTGTTCCAACAAAGCCAACACGAGAGAATGTTGTCACACCACCCTGTGTAAGTGTGGTAAAAAATGAAATATTCTTTAAGGTGAACGCCCCATTCCAATCTTGTACATGAATCTTATATATATCTAATAGTGGAGAGAATGTAGCTATATTCGTATCTTCGAAATCAGTATTACGTAAAAACCAATGAATAGATTTAACTCGGTTATTTGGTACGAGATCTGTGCGTATAGTATCTACACCAACGACTGTCTGTGACGTTGGGTGTTTACTGATCACATCGGTAATCATTGTGTATGGGCGATTCTTTAAATAAATGCGTTCGTTTGGGTCTATAGTAAATTCTTCTGTTACAATCTTAAAATTAGCCAATGTGATAGGTGTTGGTTCTGGTGGCTCTGTTGTGAAAAATTTTTGTGTATGAAATTCAAATTCAAATTCAATCTTTTGTTTGTGGATCGCACATAGTGGAAAGAATGGTCTATTGGGTTCATTTGTTTTGTATTCATCACTCGAATATTTTCGTGAAAAGAAGAACGGTAAAGGTATAATCACTTCCGAATCAAGAGATGCATAGACGCCATTCTTAGTTGTTGCGTCAAACCCCAACATTCTATTTAAACTAGCACGGTTTGCAACCTTTTCTGAAACCTCAATATACAACTCATCGTTAATGACCATCCAATCGTCGTAAATCTTTTCAACTTCAATCCCATCAACACGCATCGTGACGGATTTAATAAGATGACGACCGATCTGATCAGCGTAGTTTTGACCAGTTGATAGTCCGGGTAAGTTGATGAGTAGGTACATATTACTCAGAAGATCACCCATATTACGAGGATTGAATGTTACCTTGATACGTTCGTTGAAGGGCCACGAGGGAGATGTAGGGCTTCTATTAACTATAGTGGTTCTGTGAAACTTTGTAAAATTAGAATGTTTCTTCAAATCATAATTAAAAATGGATTCGTCTATATTGTCGCTATGAATGTATGACTCTTGTTTGCCTATGGCACTGAGTGACACTCCGGCACCACTTGAGGTGGGCATCTTAATAGTTGTCTACATATTTTTAATGTCCATCCTCCACATATCGATATGATCGGTCTTCATCATACTCCCCAAATCCTTCTTCGCCTGTGTAGCTTCTTTCATGAGAGCTTCAACACGTTCCTCTGTATACTCGACCGTCTTGATGTTCAGAAGATAGTCCCACGAACCATCCACCTTGGGGAATGTAATCGATATTTCCTGTTCGAGTTCCTGCTTCTTTCTTCTGAAAACCACCAACTTCCCTTCAATGACCATCGACACAAATTTCGCACGGTACCCAGAAATATCTGTCTTCTTCTGGAGTACGTCAATGAGATGAGTCTTCCTCTTCTTATAATGTTCTATACGGAGTTCCACAAAGTCTTTGAGAATTTCTTCAGGACTGGTGTACTTATGAATACCCTTCGTGGGATGGAAGAGGTGCATATTTGACACGCGGAAGGTCTTTCTCAGTTTGAGATCTTTGAGTAAATCCCTCCCTGTATACTCCATGATTTCAAAGTGAACATCGTCAGTTGTGGAGTTATTAACGAATCCTCCAATCAATTTCTTTTCAACTAGACCATCGAGATATTCCTTGTAGTCTTGGGTCCATCGACCTGGGGGTAATTCAGTTACCACGATATTAGTTCCCGACCATTTCCATACACCCTCCATCATCCATGTATCCTCCTCCTTGTGTACTACACCCTTGAACCCCCTGAACCAAGGTCGCATATCAACTATTTCTTCACCTTCCAAGATTCGAGTGATGTTTGCC